ATGTTCGCAGAGCCACTCGCCCCCTCTTTTTTGGGATGTTACTGACTATGCTACAATGTCAGCTGACACCCAAGAAGGCCGGACTTGTGTCACGACCTCCTCGTACCATTTCTCTTTGGCCTCGGTAGCTTTTGTTAAAGCTACGGTGTAACGCGAAAGCACATCCATGTGGTATTTGTTCTGCTTCTTACCCTTCCGTTGGTCAATTAGATCAACCATCGGCCGGGAGCAAAACCGCCACACTTTTACATGTACACGCTGAAAAGCGTTGGCATGTGATTGTGCTTCATTACGCTTACCGTCTCCGAAGTTTAATGCAATGCCAGGAACGTGTACCTTGCTCGTCGTACACCATTCGAGCAAGGATGTTCGCTCAGACGCTTGACGGTAAAACCCAACAGCATCTGATTTGGGATTAACGTACATCCACCGAAAACCTCGGGGAGTACGCCATCCCTCCTGAACATCGCGCCGCACTTCACCTGCTACATTCCGAAACCCTGAATTAAAAAGGGCTCCTTCGAGCAGCAGGCACTTTTTAAGTAGAGCGGCATTAATGGTACCTATTGGTAAGGATCTTATCCTTACGGGGGTTATGTCTTTACCCTTCCAGGCAAAAACGCCACAAGACTCCCTGAAGTATCCTTTCCAGTACGATTTGTCTTTATTAACGACAAAACCGAGACTTGGAAAGAATTTTAAAATCTCATCGACGAGAGCGACTTCACAAATGATGTCGTCACCGAAGATGAACACCTCAGTTGAAGGAGTCTTGAACTTTACCGTCGCTATCGCTTTAATTAGCGAGAAAAAGACTAGCGACATCACCGGAAAGCACAGCGATGATCCCATAGGTGCAAACTTATGGATCGGAATTGAATTGAGTCCGATGAATCGCTCCAATTCCGCGTCTAACTGGACCGCTCTTGTTGAGCACGCAAACAAATAACCTATAAGCGGGGGCGCCTTCTCTTTGTTGGCACCTCCAAGTAAGGCTACGAGGTCGCGTAAAATCCTGTCTGAAGCATCCTTCATATCGAGGGTGGCCATACGGCGATCAACACTCGACTTTAACGCCATCTTACCGTTTACGGATTGATCATCGAAGTTAATATACCCTTTTGTCAAAGGGTGTCGACTGATCCTCCTTACCAGACCATTCTTTAAGGCCTGTTGACGGTACTGTACAATATTGTGCTCTATGCAGATACCTCGGAGAGTCCCATACGTTTTAAAAACGTACTTAAGACGGGATTCCGGAATAATACCTGCAAGGGCATGTGAACCGAACCAATAATCTGAATTCGGTACTTTCAGAGACCTGTGGTGTCTGCCTATCTGGTTGAGATTAAACTTTCCGCTTTTCTTGTGCTTGTTGCACGGCGGAATCTCAAACCAGTCGTAGCTGGGCATCCAACACTCAATTTCGGGTGCAAGCATATCGGGTCTGTATCGATGTGCCTTTGGGACGAATGAATTCGTTGCGCCTGATCCTGGTTGCGGAAGAAAGTCGACGATTTGATTTACGTCGGCTGGATCAAGACCATCAATTACGGTCATGAAAATCCGCTGAGCCTCCTTTAAAATAAGGTGACTCTCCACATTAATCTGGCTGAGATCGACATTTGACAAGTCAATCTCTGTCTCCAACCAAGAAAGGAATTGTTTTTCTTGGGCCCCTGGCGGTGGAGGGCCTTCCAGCTTTTTGAACATCATTAGCTGTAACAGCATTCTTATTGCATCCACCTGTTTTACACCATCATCGAAGACCTCATTGATCAATGCCCGGAAAAGACACGGGCGATCACCATGCTTCTTAAAGCCATGGAAGAGGGGTCTGCCACCTTCCGTCACGGATAAAACCGATAAGACGAAAGATGGCAGAGTGTCTGTAAAAAAGGACACGCCTTCGTGAAGAGCGCGATGTCGGATTGTCTTGACATCACGTTCCAATTCCACGCTGGTATAAAGGTTTAAGTTTTCGCCGAAATCCCGCAGTAACGCTTCAGTATATCGAAGCAACATAGGAAGCGCTGTTTTTTCAAAAGCGCGCCTTTTCTGCAGGGCCTTGTTGGTTCGTTTGAACACACTTGGCTTTTCAGGACGGGTTGGCATCAATGCCTCCTCTATGCTAAATGCGCAAGAAGTTCCCGTAGAAAAACGACGGCGGCCTTGAGAGCAGCTTTAATTAGCTCCAAGGTTTCCATAGCGTTAGCCCATTCCTGCCATGAAATTGCGCAGAAAATTGGCTTCATTTAACGCATCCTTGAAGATATCATACATATACTCAAGGTCGGTGTAAACAATCGACCGACTGCCATTGACCAAAGAAAAAGTCATGGTATTGAGCACATATTCAGTATCCTCGGTACTTGCTGCCGGGTGTATTCCGCACCGAAATCCAAAGGCGCGGCGTGGCACTGACGGCCGTTTAATATCATGCTTCACTACGAAAATCGGTGAAGCTTCGGTCGACGCAGCAAGATCAACCCACTCAGTAATACGTGAGTTGGGGGAAGGCATCTGACCACGAAAGTCAAATGTTTGAGGTGTAGTACCGTCGGTTAACGTAACGGGATTGGTAAATAGCATAAGTTCCTCCAAAATGAGTTAGTAATTTATTAATGAAAGCTCGTTGACGTACGAGAGGAACGCCGGACAACCCGGGATGTCTGGTCATTAAGAAAAGAAAATGAGTTTTGCCAACGCGAACATGTTCCGCTTTTGCCCCTCACGGGGCACTTTCCAAAGCGGGAGCGCGAGCCCCTTGTTAGGGGACCGCGTTCGTCGTCGGTAATCGGTCTGCTCCCAACCCGTGGCTAAATGGGTGTTACCCATGCACGGAGCAAAAAGCAGCTCGATTGAGCTAGAGTCCAAATGCTTGCCGATTGATTCAGTCAGAGATAAACTCTCACAGTACTGCATCGGCATCAAAGCTACATTCGGATCATGGCTCGCCATGTGGATCGCCTTCCCGATCGATAAAATGTAATCGAGAAGAAATGTGAATGGAATACCATTCCATATCACTTCTGGTGTAGCACCCAGACCCCAATACCTCTTAATTGCCTGCCACTTACTGCGCAACCGGTAGTTATACCGGTACTCAAGCGTAGCTGTGTAGTCAACCTTGGTACGATCACCTGTCCTAATATAATAGAGATTGTTAATCCCTGGGACAGTATTATCCTCCTCATACAGTGTTTCCGTATAATGGGAGGATTGTCGTAGTTTTCCACGGTTAGCGAAGTCTTGTTGAGCTTCGCTGGCGAGGTTCCAGATTTGGTCCATGAATGTCAGATAATCTGATATCAATGGTTTGATAAACAACGCGTCAGTTAAAAGCGCTGTACTACCGACGTTCGCTATATCATTAAGCGTTCGTCCCAGTCTGGACAGAGAGAGGCCTTCACTTGCCGCAGTTTGACTCATGCGGCGCAACTGATGGAGTATTTTCTTTAACGTCCTACCAGTTGCGAGGGAGATAATTTCTTTGAAGTCCTTGAGCTCTAAGAGAAAATTGAGCCCTTGGAATTCGCCCTCGAAGCGGGGTTGCATGGCATGCCATGCACGCTGTGCTGGTCCTTGATCCACTAAGGGCCAGTACGATGAGAGTTCCGTGTTGTAACTTTCAGGCGTTGTACCCGACGGAGACGAAAGCCTCCTGTACGGGGAAACATAGCGAGTGGTACCACCTGTATAGGGGGCAACCCCTACCAGGTAAGGTATACACTTGCCTTGCCAACACCTGTGCCGACAAACGTTAAACTTCGGCTTACGGAACTCACTAGAGAAGAAAGACTCACCACCCGTCGATTCAACCCAGTCATGCAGCGCCACCAAAGTGGTCGCGGCCGACTTCGCCTCGTAGTAATACGATGCGGGATCACCAACGACATTCATCCAGTAATCTTGATAAATGTTCGTTGTAGTTGATTGCGCTTTATAAAGCGGTGTCGACAGGTCCCCATAATCAGGGGATAATTCTCTAGTTTTCCACATGTTTTAAACTCACTTTCGGCGCGAACGCCAAGAAAATTAGACCAAAACCAGCACCGAACGGGCACAACGCCCGT